CCTGGTCCGGCCGGCGCAGGACGATCGGCAGCGTTACCGCGAGGCCCACGACCGGCGTGTAGGTCGCCTCGACGGTCAGGTTTGCATCGCCGAACAAATCGTCCGCCGCCATGGCGAAGGCATTCTCAATCGTCATGATCGATGATCAGTTCGACGTGGTGCCCTTGACCAGGACGGCCGGACGCACGCAGATCGACAACGGATTCGACTGCGTGTGGAGCTCGACGAAACGGTTGAATTTGGTGTCGGGAGCCTGCTTGGCGTACCGCGGCAGGCCCACCGTGTTCACCGCCTCCATGAAGTCCGCCGGCGCGAAGTAGGATTTGAACAGGTTGGGCACGCCGATCGGGAAGAAGTGGACCTCGCTGTCGGCGACGAAGTCGATGCCGCTGACCTTGCCACGGTATTCCTCGATGGTGACGTCGGCGAACTCGAAGCCCTGGAAACGCGGGTCGTCCCTCAACCTCGCTCCATCCTGGAATCGATCGAACGCCTTTTCCACGTCGGCGTGGCTGATGTAGCGCTCGAACCATGTCTTGCCGGCGAAGCCGTGGATGCGTTCGAACGTCGCCGCCCCCAGCGCCACCTCGATGGCCCGCTTGACCTCGAACAGTTTCTTCCTGATCTTGGTGGCTGCGGTGCCGAGAACGAAGTCGACGCTCGTCTGGGTGATCCCGAAGATTTGGAACAGATCGTGGATCACGGTCGTCCCGTCGGCATCGAGGATGATGCCCTTGATGGCGCCGATGCTGCCGAACTCGACCGTGGCGTCGTGGCTCGACATCATCTCCCCGAGCCGCTGGTTGACGACCTGCTGCACGCCTTCGAGCGCCATCTCCGAACCGAACGCGCGGGCATCCTGCAATTCGTCGGCGGTGACCGTGTCGTCGAGCATGAAGTGCGGCACGCGCAGATCGCGGAGGTTGCGCTTTTTCACTTCGAACTGGTCGGCCGGCGCGCCGCGCGCGCGGTCCGGCAGCAGCTTGAGGAACCCGTCGCGTTCCTCGACCGCGATGGTCGTGGTCGTGATGCCGCTTTCGACAAAGATGCCGAGCCGTCGGGCGCGGCCGGGGACGAACGACATCTTGTTGACCGCGTCGGTCAGACGCAGGGTCGAGAAGGCATCCGTCCTGAATACGTCAAGAATAGACATGGTGTGGCCCTCCTGGCCTTGGTTTTCGAATGAAAAAGCCGGCCCGTGGGCCGGCTTACCGGTTGAACGTCGGCGCGGGTTAGCGGCCGATGACGCCGGCTTCGCCAAGCTCGCTGAACGCGGTGTCCTTTTGGGGCTGGGTGGCGCCGGTGAAGAACACGACTTCGGTCTTGTTGATCTCGGCGTCGCGCACGATCGCTACGCCTTTCTTGTCGGCCGCCGTCGCGTCGACGGCGCCCCACAGCACGGCCACGGCCTTCGCCGACCCGTCGGTGTTGGCAGGGTCCATCTCGGTGTGCTTGAGCGAGCCCACCGCCACGTCGATCGAGAACGCATCGCCGGCGATGAAATCGGCGGCGCCGTCGGCGAGGGTGAAGGCGATCTCGCCCGAGAACGCCGTCCCAACATTTCCCTGGCCGATCTCGACCCCGTTCGGGTCCTCGACGGTGAATGTGCCGAGCGCGGCGATCGTTTCGATGATGACCAGTCGGTAGCGTCCGGCCTGGACGCCGGCCCCGGCGGTCACCGCGCCCATCGCGCCGTCGCCTGTGTTGCCGGCATCGGCCGCCGAGGTGATGGTCGCGGGGTCGATGGTGATCTGGCCGAGCACCGCCCCGGCCTTGAGGTTCTGGCCGAGGATCACGGTCATTTCCTCGCGCGAGCGCCGGCCCGGCGCCTCGGAGACGAGGAACTCGCCCGCATGCTGGCTTTCTGTCAACGCCGTCATCTGATTTTACTCCTGGTTGTCTCACGATTCGTATCCGCCTCCCGACGTCGTATGGAAGGCAGGCATGCCGCCGCGCCCGGCTGGGCGCGGCCGTCAACGGTGGGTTTGTTCGGCCCGGCTACGATAGATTTCGCCGGCGTCGATCCGCGGCTGCGGCATCTCGGCGCCTTGGCCCGTATGCTTCGACACGATTTCGTCTTCGCCGTCGGCCCGGCCGGCGAGCAGCGCCTCGCGGACCTTTTCCAGCGGGGTCTGTTCGGTGATGAACTTCGCCGCCAGGGTTGGTTTGCCGGCCAGCGCGCAAAGCTCCACGATCTGACTGGCGTGCAGTGCGGTTTCGGCGCGGGCCTCGGCCCGTGCGTCGTCAATGTTGACGACGTTTCCGGGGGCCTCCGGCGCGGGATCGGGATCGTTATCGTTTGCAGGGATGTCGTCGTCGTCGATTGTGTGATCTTCGTTATCGATCATAATTCTGTCCTTTCTGGTGTTTGCCGCCGCCATCGCCGGTAACCGTTGAAGCCGACGTGTAAGCGCCTTCATGGATTCCTTGAATGTGCCCACCTCGTCGGCGAGCCCTGACGACGCCGCGTCCGGTCCGAACACGGACTCACCTTCCATCTCGCGGATTACCGCCGGCGATAACTGTCTGTTGCGCGCCACGGTGTCGACGAACAGGTCGAACACCCGGTCGACTTCGGCCTGGATGGTGGAACGGGCCTCGTCGTCCAGCGGCAGGTGAGGATTGCCGTCCGCCTTGCGCGCGCCGCCGGTCATGAACGAGAATTTAAGCCCTTCCTTGCGGTCCTTCTCGGATTGATCGATATGCACGGCGAGCACGCCGACGCTGCCGAGCGCGCCGGTGCGCGGCACGACCACGCGGTCGGCGGCGCTGGCGATCGCATAGGCGGCGGACAGCGCCGTTTCGTTGGCGACCGCCCAGATCGGCTTGGTGCCGCGCGCCGCATGGATGGTATCCGACAGGTCGAAAACGCCGTTTGCCTCGCCGCCCGGACTATCGATGTCGAAGACGATGGCGTTGACTTGCGCATCGTCGATGGCATCGAGGAACGTCTCCTCGATCCCGACATAATTGGTGAATCCTGAAAGCGGGTGCAATCCGAACGATCTGTGGACCAGCGTCCCGGTGACCGGGATGACGGCGACGCCACCGGCGAAGAGCCGGAACGGCCGCGGCGGCTCGGGATCGGCGATCTCCAGGGCTCTCAAATCGTCGAGCCCGATCCGTCGCCCGAGGACGGCGAGGATTGCGTTCAGCTTGTTGGCGTCGATGAGCAGCGGTGTATCGAACACGCGGGCGGCAATGTTCGGCAGGAACGACCCGGCGCCGCTGTCATCGTCTTTGACCGCCGGCTCGAACAGGATGCCCTGGTGTTCGCGGCAGTGCTTCCGCGCCGCACCCTCGGTCCAGTCCTTGATCGGATAGCGGAACGCCTGGTCGGTCGTCGTCGTCTTGCCCTTGAGCCGGCCGATGATGACGCCCAGGTCCTTGCCGTTCGAGACCCGGTTCAACCGCCTGAAGCTGTTCGGCTGGAACTTGGCGGGGTCGACCAGACGGCAGGCGTGCTCGTTCTTGAACGGCATCTCAACTCGCCTCGCGTTCCTGGTCGAAGATTTCCAACTGTTCGGGCCCCTGCGCGCCGCCGCCCTTCGAGACCTTTCTGGGATCGCTGTCGGCAACGATGCCGAGACGGTCGGCGCGCTCGTTGTCGGCGGTGATCTCGTCATCCACGTCCTCGATATCGCGCCCCATCTGGGCGACGACTTCGGACCGGCTCTTGAAGGCATTCCTGACCGCTGATTGCTGCGCCTGCTGTTCCTTGAGCGGGTCGACCCATTCGAAGCCCTGGCCGATCCACTTGACCGCCGTCACCAAACGATCGAGCGAACGCGCCGGCGCCATATCAAGCGCGCCGGCCAGCACCGCCTGCGCCAGCCACTCGCGCCATACCCGCCGGTTAAATTGAAAATTGAGAATGTTCTGCTGGAACATCGTGCACCGCCGGCGAAACTCGATGAGGCCGGCACGGATCGATGAAAAGTTGACCTTGCTCATGTCGCCGGTGAGCTGCTCGAAGGTGACGCCCATGCCGGCGGCGACCGCCCTCAATTGTGTGTTGATAAACTGTTCGTAAGAGCCGCCGACATCCGCCGGTTCCGAGAACTTCAAATCCTCGCCCGGCAGCAGGACCTGCATCGTCCCGGGTTCAAGACCGACCTCGACCTCGGTCTCATCCGTTTCGGTGGCTTCGCCGAGGATGCTGGTATCGTCGGCCTGCTTGGTGACGAACCCGGCGAACAGGGCGGCCGTTTTTTTCCGCACAAGTTCGGCGTCGTCGTATTGGTCGAGCTCGAACAGTTTGACCAGCACCCGCGACATCCACGAGATGCCGCGAATTTGGCCCGGCCTCAACGGCCGGAAGACGTGGATCACGTCGTTGGCGTTCACCCGTTTGGCGAAGGCCGCGCGCAACGCGATCGCCGGATCGTCGGGATGGGTCGGGTGCATGTGGTAGGCGACGCGGCGGCCGACGGCGTTGAACTCGATGCCGGCGCGGATCACGTTGCGGTCGCTCACCAGCCGGTTAAGATTGAGCGGCACGTGGTCGGCCTCGAGAACCTGGATTTGCAGCGGCACGGTGAGCCCGTCGCCGAGGCGGCGGCGGCGAAACCGGACGAAGACCTCGCCGGTCTCGACGAGACCGCGCGCGACCAGCCCTTGAAGCCCATAGAAATTGAGCATCTGGTCGGCATCCGCGTCGTCGATCCACTCTTCCCATAATTCCTGAATGCGTTCGCGCGTGCCCCCGTCGGCCGCCTTCGACCGCGGCCTGATCCCGGTTCCCACGCAGTTGGCGACGAAGGCGTCGAGCCCGTTCCCCGCCCATGGATTGTTGCGGCCAAGCTGCCGGGCGCGGTTGCGCACGAGGTCGGCCGAATCGAGAATCGCCCGGGTCGGGCCCACGTCGGGAGCGATCCAGCCCCTGGCCCGGCGCCCGGTGGTGGCCCCTTCATAGGCGCCCCCGGTCCTCGTCGTCGCCAACGAGACATTGAACCCGCCGATCTGGAGACCGATTTTCATCTACAACCCCTTGTCGGCGAAGATACGAATATGGCGCGTCACCTTGCCGCCTTCCTGTTGACTGATCAGCAGGTCGAGGTCGGCAATGGCCAGGTTGATTTCGGCCAGCCCGCGATAGTCGACCGTGCGCCCCTCGAAAGTAACGCGGGCAACGCCCGAGTGTTTCTGGGCCTTCAGCCTGTCGCGCCTGTCCTTGAGGTCCTGCAACGTGGCCACGGGGTCACTCCATCATGCTGCTGCGCACGCGCCGCCGCGCCCGGCGATTCCTGACCGAGACAATCGCCGGATGCGGAGCCTGGGCGATGTCTTTCATCGGCGAGCCGCCGGCGCGCACGTCCGGCGCCGGCGTATCGGACACGCGCGCCCACGCCGGCACCCAGGCGAGGTCCGCCCGTTCGCCACCGTGGCGCACCAGAGCGGCGATATTGTAGGCCGCGAGGTCCAGCGTCTCGTTGCGTGCCTTGATCTTGACCCACCGCCCTTTTTGTTTCTCCTCAGCGGTCAGCTCCTCAAGGTACTCGTTCGGCATGCCGGCCGGGAAGTGGATGTAGCCGGCGCCTGGGGTCTGGCGGGCGAGCCGCGCGTTGATGATGTCCTTGGCCTGATTGACGTTCATGACAAATAACTTCGGCCCGCCGCGGCGCGGCCGGCCGCGCGAATCGAGCTCGAGATAGGTCGGCGCCGGCAACAGCTTGGCCTTCAGATTCATGCCGCCCTTGATCATCGTGATCGTCCCGTCGGGGACTCCCGCGCGGCGCGCCGTGTACCAGAATTTCACCGCATTGTCGGAGACCCCCTCCTGGCCGCCGGTGTCGATCGCCGTGTTGAAGATCGCCAGCGATTCGCAGGGCGTGCCGGCGATCGGATAGCGGCGCCACAACACATATCTGAACAGGATCGCCCAGTGTTCCGGATAGCGCGCCGGATCAATGCCGGCACCGCCCATCTCGACCTGAGTCAACGCAAAGCGGTCGACAACGAATGATTCCAGGCCGGTCTTCCAGCCGACGACCATGACCTCGAAGCGATTGTGCTGCACGTCCACGGCCGCCGTCAGCACCTCGACCTCGGGTGGCACCTCGCCCAGCTTGTAGCCGCCGGCGCGCGTCGCTAGGTCGCTTGGATCGATGGCGGCGGTTTCCGCTAGGCGCGACATGTAGTTGGTGCCGATCCGCGCGTTGTAAAAGGCGACCAGATCGGCCTCGTCTTGCCGCGCCTCGAAGACGATATCGGCTTGGCGCCAGAGTTCGGCCAGTCGGCCCCACGATGCCAAGCCCATCAATCCGTCGATCCTGAAGCTGGCGATGGTAGTGTCGACGGCAGGCCCATCGGGCGTCCCGCCCGCATTGACGGTCTGGCCGGCACCCGCCCACGTGCCGCGCGCCATCATCCCGCGCTTGTCGGCCTGCGTCATCACGCCGCCGCATTTCGGACAGGCCACGGCCGCCGAAAACCTAGCCTCCGCTGGCGTGCCGTCGCGTTTGAAAACCAGATCACGCTCGAAACTCAACACGAAATATTCCTCGCAATGCCGGCAGGGCACGTGCCAGCGCTCGTCGGTCCCCGACGCGACAAGCGCCTCGATGCCGCGTTTGAAGCCCAGTGACGGAGAACTGTTCACGTAGGTCATGTCATTGCCCTCAAACGCCGTTTGCCGCGCCGACAGCAGCATCAATGCCGTGCCCTGGCCGTCAATGTCCTCGGGGATTTCATCGTAATCGTCGACTCTCACGCGCGGGATCGGTCGCGCCCGCATTTGTGAAGAGACCGGCCAGATCAAGAACCAGGTACAGCCGATGAATTGTTTCGAGAAGATGTTGTCTGCCGATGAGGTTTGTAGCAGGCGTTCGTGTAGTTCAGGGCTGGTGCGGATCATCTGGTTGACCTGGCTGACCACGTAGTCGCGCATGACCGATTTATCCGGCGCCAGAAAGATCATGTCGGCGGGATCGTAGACCACCGTATGCAGGAACCAGTTGTTACCGACATCGCTCTTGCCGCACTGGCCCGGACCCATGACGGCGACGGCGTTGTAGCCGCTGTCAGCCATAAGGCAATCATGCACGCGGCGCAGATAGGGCACCAGATCGAAGGTATAGCGGCCGGTGAACCCGCCCCCTGGGTTGTGCAGGATCCGGTGCCGTAGAGCCGCTTCGCTGACGGTGACCGACGACGGCACACGCAGCATGATCGCCGCCCTGCTGAAAATCTCGCTGGCTAGGACGAAGGGCGGGATGTTAGGCAACTTGCGCATAATTCTCTTGCCGCGACAGCCGGTCGCTGCACCGTTCCAGCTTCGACTCGACCATTTTGTCTATGGCCGTCCGTGCGCCCACCTCGAGGCCGAGCGCGCGTGTGATCTCGGTGCCAAGCTGAGTCATGTCCTTGCGAAGCTGGGTGAACGCCAAAACGGCGCAGCGCTCGACATCCGCCTTCAAAACATATTCGCCGCGCGCCTTGGCCAACTTCAAGGCGTTGACCTCGGCCTCGATCTCCTTGGCGATCTCGGCCGCGGTGAAGCCGATCCGCGTATCGTCCGCCATCTGACCGCCGAAAAGAGTCAATCGGAGCCGCTTCAGTTCCTTCTGACGCTGGTTGTTCTTGGATTTCGTCTGATCCTGATGGTCCCGCCACCAGGCGCTGACTTTCTTCGCCGAGAACTGATAGGGAACGCCGTTCCCCCCTCTGACCAATATCGGAAAATCGTCGTTAAGACGCAACAATTCACGTAACGAAACTTGAGATATTCCAATAATCTCAGCGAGTTGACCGAGATTTACGACATTAGAATTTTTCTTTATTAACATTTACATTCCAACAACAACAAAAACAACAACCTTTAAACCATCAAAAACACAAAAACTTTCACATCCAACGCGCGCCCGTCCTACGTAGGTTTTGGGGTCTTTAAAAGAACCTAGATAAATTTTCAGCGCATCCCTGCTGGCGGCACGGTCGCAGCGCGGCCCAAGGCATCGGTTCATCCGGGCATGAAAAACCCCGCGGTGCCGGGCAGGGTGGGCTATGAACTCGTCCGTAAGGACGTGACGCTATTCGCTTACGAGGTGCTGCTAGATCAAATTTGCCGAGTTACGGTAAACCTTTACGCGAGAGACGGAACGCTAGTCGCCGAGAGTCGCCCCGATGAGTTCCTCGTTCATCGCGGCCCCGCGAAAATAGGCCGAGGCGGCATTCTTATCCGCTAGAGACGGGATCGTATCTTGAAGGGCCTCGAATACCTCCTTCGGGAGGCGAGCCTTCGAATAGACGACGTTGCCAGAGAAGTCCTTCAGTTCATCAGGTTGCATACTCAGCACCGAATCATCGTCCGTGATGGTGAGACAGTTGTGAATTTTCATGATGTGCGCTCCTGTTCATTCTTTTTCGGCTTGCGCGGCTTCTTTGGCGCTCTCCTCGGCTTCGGCGGCGTGTTCAGCATGCGCCGGAGGATTTCGTCCTCAGATGGTATGAGTTGATTGTGGTTCTTGCTGGCAGAGGGAGATTGCGCCATGCCGGATATTCCTATTTAGGAAATCAGCGGACCTGCCGCCCGTGAGCTAAATGACCTTAGCAGCATTCTCAACGACCTCCAACGCTCGATGCCGGCCCTTAAGCGCCTGCTGAGCGACTCAGATGGTGCGATTGTCTCCGACGCACTCTTCACCTTAAGCCTAATTGCTTATCGACGCTGTTTTGCATCAGGTGTCCGGAGCGGTCTGAAGCGCAGCCATATCCTCGCAATCGGGCACAACGCGGAAGAGCTTCACGACTACCTTATTGCTCAAGCCAATAAGCTCGCCGCGCACTCAGTAAACGCATTTGAAGAAAGTAAGGTTGGCGTTCTGGTCAAGGATGATAAAGTTGTTGGCTCAGCAGTCTTTTCAAAGCGCCTACTCACCTTTAAGCCAGATAATATTCATCAGTGGTTACGGTTAATCGACGGCCTGAACCAGCAGATAGAGCCAATCATTGCGGCCAAACGGGACGCAATGGTGAAAGATGCTCAAACGCGTTCGATCCACGATGTGCGCCGTGGGGGCGTAATACAACATCGGGCACCTGATCCTGAACAGGCAAATAGCCGCCGTTAGCGATCTCGAACGCGCTTCCAAATCGACATAACACGCCGCACGAGAGAATTTCGGGATCGTCAGGCCCGAACCAAATTACTTCCTCCATCAACGCTTCCGCGGGCACGCAAAAGGAAGCATCCTCACCCTCCCTTGAAGCTAATTTCGTCTGAAAGCCGGCCTGTTTATTCTGATATGGTGGGGTCATCTGCGTTTCTCAAGTATATAATCACCGGTAGGGTGCGGGGCAAGGTGCGGGGCGTACTTCCCAAAATCTTACTGCCCGGGATACCCGTTTTGCCGGCAAGTTGCAACAAGAAAATTAATTTTCTTTCTCCATCACCCTCGCAAAAATCGCTTCTAGCGCCACGTCATGCACAATCTGCAAGGTTCTGATACAGCGCCCGTCATTGTCCTCGAGTTGCCGCCAACTGAAGCCCGCCGCACGCCCCATGACGATAGGCCGGTCACCGCGCTTGACCGCCCACAACCACATCATCGCCTGATCCAAGCGATCAAGGGCCTCGGCCGACAGCACTGGCGGACGGTTAACCGCGTCCTTCTGGCGCTGTTTCGCTACTTCACCACCGTAGGCCGTCCAGTCATGCACTACCTCGGGCCAGGCGCTGGAATATTCGTCAGGAATGTCATGGCGAGTGGTTCGTATGAGATTGAGCGTCCACGCCACCTCCTTGAGCCGGGTCTCAATGAGCCCCATGGCTTCCGCGAAGGATAGCTTGCCAAAAACCGTCATCCAGTCGTCTCCGTGGTTCTGTGCGGCGCGGCCCTTGTAAACATTTCCATCGCCGCGTCCCGGGCCTCCCCGTTGACGCGAAGATTGACCACGTTCGACGATTGGGGGGTCCGCTTGCCCCCGTTATGCCGCGCCAGGACCGCGCGCTGTTCGTCCGTCAGCGGCGCCTCGGCCGCACCGGCGTACTGCTCCCAGCGTTCCTGGTTGATGAACGTAACGGCCTGGCAGACGGCGGTCACCGCGTCGAACGCATCGCCTTCCCGGGCCCGGCGCTGCTCCACCGCCGCGGCGAATCCTTCCGCCCCCCGGATGATGTCCTCCGCTGGCGTGCCGGATTTCACCTTCGCGCGGAATTTCTCCAGGGCGGGCTTTCGTGGGTTCGAGGCGGGACTGCGTGATGGGTAGGCTTTCCAGAAATCCTCGAAAGCCAAATCAACCATAGAATCTTTCTTACTTTCTTTAAGAGTCTTATCTTGTGGTCCATGATCGGTCGCTGATCGGTCGCCCATTGGTCGGGGTGGTTTTTTTCCTTGGCTGAGATTGAGCGTGCGCTGTGCGCTAATGTCTTGATATTCATCGTAGTTTATGATTTTTACGATTGTCCCCAAGTGGTACGGGCATCGGTCGGTAATTAACTCCACCATCGGTCGGGATTTATTTTTACATTTTTCCTTTGTAGATGTGTTTTCGAGGGGTTCTAATGTAGGGCGTCCCCGCGGTACATAAACGCCGGATTCCAGCCGTTTCAGCAGGTCATGCACGGTGGTTTTCGCCATGCAGAAATCCTTTGCCAGCCGGCGCTCGGAAATCAGGATTTCGCCGCGCCGTAATTCCACGGGGCCGTACCGGGTGCGCAGGATTCTCGTTTCGTAAGCCGCGCAGTCGCACATCCAGGCCCATATCGCGGCCTCCAGCATGGAACAGAATATCGGGTGCTCCCACTTCGCGCGGTACGACTTGACCCATCCTCCATTGGCCGCGGGGCTTTTCATGGTGTCCTCCTCCACGCTGTCTGTTCTGTGTTGTTTGCATCTTCCATTAGGGCCACCATTTGATCTGGCCATCCCTTGTAAGCCGTTCCGCCATATCGCGGAATCTCTCTGCCTTTTGCCGCTCGAAATTTCGTCGGCGGTGGAAAGCAACCTTGGTTTGTAAGGGTAGGTGGAGCGATATTATGTCGGCGTCGAACTGGGTGACGTAGCGCGTCTGTCTGCGTATCTCGTCCTCCCCAAACGCCTTCCACCATGCTGTCACGGAACGGAAAATCCTGGGGGGCTGTTCCGCCACCGCGGCACAACCTTGGTCGGAACCATCGTTCCCAAGGAGACCGGCACCGCTCGCCGCCATCGTGCTCAACTGCTGGGCCAAGACGGGGGCCGCCATCGGCGATACT